GCTTGCAACATTCATGATGTAGTTCAGGTCTTCGTTTAGCACATTGAAGATGGTTTTTCTCAGAGCTGGAGTATTCAACTCAGCAACATACTGCTCAAGGATAGTGCGATATCTCTTGTTCAGATTAGCCAAGAAGCATACGGCGTGCCATCTCTGGAGAATAGAACTCTTAGCCATCATAGTATAGTCATCCCAGAAGAATTCACCTGCTGCAGTGTTCTTGGATGGGTTGATTCTATTCTGACATAGTAGACCTACGTCATCTGGGAATGCTCTCACATTCAAAGATGCAATCGAAGGACTGGTGATTAGACCTCTATTAGGACCCCACTGAGTCTGCCAAGGAACTGAATTGGTGAATACATTGTATGCAACCACTGCCTTGAAGACGGAACGAGCACATTCGATCTGCTTACGATTGTAAGTGTCGTTGATGAGCTGTCTTCCGTCCTGAGCATTACCCCAGTAGCTTGCGAAAGGTGCAGTCGATCCGCCAACTTCACTTCCCATCGAAGGATAGTTGCGAACAAAATACTTCACTAGATCACTAGCCGATGACTTCTTAGGGAGGTCGATAATTGAAGGAGCGTCCATTCTATAAGAAGATACTTCTAACATTTTCTTAACTAGATTAATATCACCTGATTCCATTCCAATGTTATCTCGGTCGTTACCAAAGTCATTAATTGAAGATCCTCCATCAACCAACAATGACACGTCAACGGTAGTGACATCCTTGAATAGATTCCATGCATTGGCGAAGCAATTTCTACTTGTCTGTCCTATAGTAACTGTTCCCTTAGGAGGAGTAACTCCAGTAAACTTAAGAATACTACCGCTTCCTAGAATTGTTCTATTTACACATGAACCTTTTATCGTACTACTATATAGAGGGTTTACTAAAGCCTCATATTCCTCTGAATTAGCTCTGAATAGTAGTAGATTAGATGTAGCATATTCAATTCCCAATTGTACTCCATTTGAAGTCACATAGTCATTGATTGTAGCGTAGATAGTCTCAAGTGGAGTTGTTGCAGTTGAAGAAGCAAACAACCTAATAATTACGAACTGAGCTAATAGGTCATTTAAATCCGAATTTACCTTCACACCTGCCACCGCTAACAGTTCTTCTTGAGTTCCACCTAAAGCAGTATCCCATGCACTCTTCAAAACTCCATTCGTAGTATAAAACTTTCCATCAAGTGCATTGAAAACGTCACCATACATTACTGGAGTAGATTCACTTCCTTGGTTTACTAGATTATAGTCATTGTAAAGACCAAGCCCGGTGACGTAACTCTTAAACGCAACCCTATCTGAAGAGACGTGACCGCTTCCAGGAAACACGTTTAGACTATGGGCGACATCACCTGCAAAGACATCGCCTGCACTTGCAGACTTACCATCACTTGCGAACGCACCACTCGCACCTGCATACAGACCTGTACCTGCGACTACATTTGCGTATTCAAATGTTTGAATTTGAAGTTGATATCCATCGAAACCCGGATATGCAATGAATGCCGTGAAAGGAGATGAAGCTGCATCAGCCGGAACTAATGTATAACCACTAGACTTCCCATCAGAACCCATATTACCTGAGATATTAGATACATTCGCTGCAGGACTTTTGAGTGAGGCAGTAGATGCAACATCAAAGGCACCATAATTTAACAGTTCAGTAACTGGCTTATTAGTAGCAGAATCAAAGCCACCGTCCACTGCTCTAACAAGCTGAACATCTGCACCAGCGTCTAATAGGATCTTTGCATTATGTAGTGCGAATACTGCATGTACTGGGTATCCAGTTGGATATCCGAACAGTGAATACAAGTCAGTCAGATTTGTGATTAATGTAACCTTGTTAGAAGGTCCCTTAGGAGTCCATCCAACTAGGCCGATTCTATACTTATTTGCGGTACCTGCAGGGCGAGCAGAAAGATCCACTGTTTTGATCTGTACTCCTGCCGCTCCTTTTAATTGATCTATAGCCATGTATTACTCCTAGTTTGAATAATATTTAGCAGTAGACGCTAAAATCCCCATTTTTTAAGGACTATAAATATTTCAATGAACTCTGATTTCGGAATGTATTTTAAGGGAAATTGGTCGGCTGAACAACTAGCCGAAATGGGTATTAATGTAAAAGACTCATTTAATCCATATAACCAAATGCATAATCGTTTTGCCGATCAAGTTTTGCATGATAATATCTCAGGTGAATATGCAGACGTTAATGGAGTTCAATGCATTTACTATATAGCGTCTCTTGATACTAAGAGAGATCCTATATACCATGAAGATCCTACTCAGACAATGGAGCGAGTTTTCCATATTAAAATGGTAGGCGATGAGACTATTGCGGCTGACAAGGTTAAGTTCGGAAGATTTGTCTTTGAGGGTATGGATGAAATCAATGTCTATATCCATAGAATGACATTCTTTAAGAGAAACTATATTAACCTGCAACAGAATAATATTGCACCTGAATTAGACCCTAGAGATCATAATCCAATTATTTCCGAGAGGGAAGGTACTGGATTTAATTACATGGGCTATACAAAAGCCCAGATATTCCCAAAGGCTTCGGACTTACTAAAACCTGAATGGTCTGGTAAGATGTATGAGCTAACTGATGTAAGTACTGAGATCCCAGACCAGACATTCTTACAGAGACGCTACTTCTTCAGATTAACCCTTAGACAGTATGCAGACGATCATCGTGACGTATCCCCTAATGTGGCTAATAGTGGATTCAATACAGATGGATTCATCGAAGATAAGTTCGATAGATATACAGATCTCAATGTATCCCCTAACATCCAAGGTACATATGATGCCAATGGGAATGTAATACCTATACCAGTAGAATCTCCAGATGATCTATCTGGAAGCCATCAGAGATATTGGGGTAATATTCGAAACTATAATAAGAACGCTGCAGGTGAATTGGTTGACCAGAATCAAACACCTGTTGCTGTAATCAACCAGAATAATGAAGTTGTCCCTGTTGGAGGTAAGACTAAATTCGAACCATATCAAGGACAAGTTAAGAATAAGGATGAGGTTACATTCAGACCTAAGATTATTCCAGTTGGTACAAAAAACATTAGTGATGACACTCGCTTTAGACCTTCACCCTTTGGCCGGGCATAAATAAACGAGAGGTTTAATAATGTTTGATAGTTTCGAAGAATTCGGAGCAGCTTTGGCCAAAGTTGAGAATGGCAGTTCAGCTCCTATTAAAAAGAATACAAAAATAGAATCAGCACTTGATCTAAGTGCATATGATCTCGATCCAGTTCAAGAAGGTATTATTCAGACTGGATTGAATAAAGTATCAAACCTATTAGGCGCTAACATCAAGAGTAAGATTAGTAATGAATGGAAGCATCTAGACGAGGAAGGTCGTCTAGTATTGCTTCGAATCATTGTAGGCGATGAGAATGCTTATTCAACTGAAAACGAGAATGTCGATAAGGCGCTGGCCAAGGCTTTCATGGATAAGACTCTATCCCCTACAAAAGATGAACATGGACTTCCCGCTATTACAGTTAATCGCGATGTCGATCTATCTCAGGTTGCAAGTGAACAGTTCCCCGATGTTTCTATTACAGAAGTCAACGGCGATCTAAAATGTAACTATGCATCATTCATGACATTGAATAACTTCCCTGAGAAGGTAAATTCTATTGAGTTTATTAAGGGTAAAGGTCACTTAAAGGATCTAAGTGGACTCCCGCAGGTGACGGGATTTAACGCCGCTAAGTACTCAATTGACATGAAGTATACTAACCTAGATTCGCTTGCAGGTTGGAAGGTTAGTAAGCCTATTAAAGGACATGTTAGTTTCCGTGGATGCGATCTTAAGGATCTAAAAGTCAATGGAACGATTTACATTAATGGTATTCTTGATATAAGAGATAATAAGAATATCTCAGTCGAGACTTTGAAGACAATCCTCTTGAAGGGATATGCAGGTGGATCTATCATAGCTAAGGCTGGTATATACCATTCACTAGAGGTAGATGGTTACTATGAATCCGAGTTAATCCAACAAGATCATTTTGTCAATGATACTCTAGGTTCATTGAATGAAGCCTCAACTCAGAAAACTGCAGTATTAACTCCACAAGCTGAATTATGGGCAATTGGACCTGAGATCATAAAGCAGGCTATTGAACGTAAGTCAGCTAATCAACCAAGTGCAACGGTTAAAGATACTATCCAGCCTGCTATTCAGAGTAAGATTGAAACTGTAGTTAAGGATATAATCTCGAATCAAATGACCCCGGCTTCAGTTAATACTGCAAGTCAGACTATAAAGTCGGGTGTTACTTCAGATGAATTCCGCAAGATGATGACGACTATGTTCGATCAACTAATCAGACGTATCGATGAAATGATGCGTCAGGGTGGTAATGGCGATTCGGCTAAAGTTGAAGAAGCTACTGCTAATATGGCAAGCGCCATTGCAGATAATGCGGCTGAACAGTTAGAGTCGTTTGGAGAGAACGTAGACAATGCTCTTAAGGCCGATGCATGTCCTAATTGGGGTGTAATTGATAAGATGGTAGTTAATGCAATGCATACAATACCTAAGATTGCAATCGAACCTCTAACTCAAGTTCAAATGCACATTAGTAATTTAAATGAATTTAAGACTAATGGTGATAGGGATGGATACACTTCTGAATTTGCAAAATTCTATGGAGCATTAAACTCTAAGGTTCTAGCGAAGCCAATTCCAACTGAACAGGATATTGAAAAGCAGGTAGAGAAGTGCTTTGGTCCAGTTGAAGATGAGAAAGTCGAAGAGCCTGCACAGGCACCTGAACCAGAAGCTCAAATTCCCGAAACTCCTACACCAGAAGAACCCGTGCAAGAGCCTGCTCAGGCGGTTCAACCAGCTCAACCATCTACCACACCAAAGACAACTAAAGCGGCTGCTAAAGCAACCCCAACGCCTAATAAGAGTGCTATTAAGCCGCCTCCAGCAGTTATTAACACTAAGAAGCTGTTACCTGGGGCTACTACGTTGAAGATTGTAAATGGCGAGGCTTCAGTGTCTGAAGACTTGCTGAAAAACCCTGAATTTATTTCATATGTAAAGGGACTGAGCGGTCAGAATGTAAAGACTGCTCGAAACATGTATTCAGGTGTGACTAAAGCATTTAATGATGCAGGGTTAGGTGAGCAATTAACCAATGCATTGTCGAGTGTGGATTCTGATGTAAAGGAACAAGAAACTCCTACTACTCCAGATCAGAGTGTAGTTGATTCAACATCGGATAATGATGTAGCCCAGAGTGCTCCAGAAAATCCACATGCTAGAGCGATTGACGTTTTTAATAAACTCACATCAAATCACGCCATTAAATATCCTAAAGAAGTAAAAAGCAAAGGAAGAGGATCTAGATAATGAAATTCTTTGATTTAAAGATATTGACCGAAGCACTAGTAAACAATCAAATTGATGTAAATCAGTGGAATAACTATTCAAAGTTGAAATTGATTAGGTTCATTGACTATGTTAAGGTTGGAATTGATGAAGATTTTACTCATAGTGGAACTCAAGTCGGAGGTGCCGATAAAGCAAAAAGCCGAGCTAAAGGAGTAGGGTCTAGAGATACTCACAAAGATAATTGCATGGCATGTATCAATGATCTGTTAACAACTACAGGACATAAGGTATTTGGTAAGAATCTCTCACTAAAGACTTCAACTGTACCTAAAATACCTGCTGCATATAAGGCTGAAGGTGAAGGCGACTTCGAAAAGGAAATTGATTTTCTACTATCTTGTAACGAAGTAGAAGCTAATGCAGATACTTCATTTACATTAACAAAGCCAAGCACTGCAGGTGGTAGGGATACTAGTATTTCGCCAACCACTTTATTTGTAAACAAGTACGACAAGCCACCAGTATTCAACAAATATTCACTATTGATATCATATGCACTTGGTACTAATTCACTAGTAGCAAATGTTAATGGTTCTACTGAAGCAGTTGAATTAAAAGATAATGCTGATATTGTTAACTATGATGAATCAGCAAAATACCTAGACCCTGCAATAGATAACCCAGAGACTGAAGCAAAGGCTCTTGAATTGATTAAGCTCATTTTAGGTTCGACTGAAAAGAGTCTACAAGGTGAGAGTAATGGTGATTTGAGGAATGTATTGAATTCATTTAAGACTACAATCCCAGCAGATGGAAATATCTTCCTATCACCTGACGAGATTAGTGGATTTACTGGCATACTTGAATACTTCAAGAAGTCACCAGAGGAACGCAAGAAAGGTGACTCTCTATTAGACACTATCCTATCTAGAAGCATTGAAGTACTTAAGACTTCTGGTAATGGAATTGAATTTGCTCAATCTAATAAGATCAAAGATATTATCCTAAATGGTAACTATGATTTATATGTCGGATTTGCAGATGAAACCGATGCAACTCATCACTCTACCTTTGGAGTAAAGGGTCGCGAAAATGTATACGTTGGATATCTGACTAATTATAAAGGTCAGGATAAAAATGAAGTTATACCTGTTTACTTTGTAACAGCAAATGAATCAGATAAAGCAAAACTACAGAAAACCAAGTTCAGTCGCCAGCGAGTAGGAGCCTTGAAAGGCACTGCAGATCAAGGATATGATAAGCTAAACACCGATGCTATGGTTAAGACTATGGGCGATGGTACTTTGGTATATCAACTCCCTATTGAAATTTGGCGTAGGATGGAAGCATTTAATCCAGAAGAAATAGCTTCTACTGAAAATCCACAAGCAGCTTCTAATAAGAATACAAAAGGATTCGCAGTATTTCCATTGGATTTTGGAAGCGAAGATGTGGTTGCAGATAAGGCAGTTGGTAAGCAGGTAGAACCTACTCCTAGTGTTGAACCTGAAGTCACGACACCGGCTGCACCTGAAGTAGAACAGCCAGTAGAAACAAAGAAAACCCGTAGAAGAGCTGCGCCTAGATCTGCACCTGTAACTACACCAGAAGCTCCTATTGAAGCTCCAGTTCCTCAGGCACCTACACCAGAAGCTCCTAAGAAGAGCGGTCTAGATGTATTGAATGAAATCAAGGCGAAGTACATTGCAAGCGAAATAACACATAAAGATGCAGTAGCTGCAGCTCTTAAGGTGAGAACTGATTATGGAATGAAGGCCAGTGAAGATAAGATCAAATCGTTCTTAACCTCAACTGCAGCCCCAAAACCTAAAGCAACTGCATCTACTGGACTTGATCTAAGAGCAATCGAAAGCAATCGAGCTATTAAATCTTTACTATCTGCAACTAAGCTAACAGATGCAGCTATTCCTAGCATTGCTGATATATACGCTAAAGGTGGAGTATTATCAAACGAGCAAATAGATAGTCTGATTTCTAAGGGTGTTAGTAGAGATAAATTAATGAGCGTAGTGAGATCTGAAAAGAAGACTGTCGCTGAATCAAGAATGTTGAAATTCTTCAATCTAGGTTCAATATTAGAGTCGCTACAGAAATAAGGATCATACAATGTATATGAATAATGCCGCCCTTAGAGGCGATGAAGATGAATTCGAATATGATGACGAAATGCTCTTGGAGTTTAAGAAGTGTCTAAACGACCCTATTTACTTTATTGAGAATTATATTCAGATAATCAGTGAGCAGAAGCTGGTTTATTTTAAGATGCGTGAATATCAGAAGAAGTATATTAGGCTACTACATGAGAATTCAAATGTCATGTGTATGTGGGGTAGACAGAGCGGTAAGTCTGTATCATCTGCTGCGTATATTGCATGGAAGATAATATTCAATCCTAATGTAAAGGTATTGCTATTAGCTGACCAGCAAGATAAAGCGTTGGAACAGCTAAAGCGTATTAAGGAAATGATTGAGTATGTCCCTCTTTGGATGCAGATGAGTGTTAAGAAATGGGCTGAAAAAAGAATTACGCTTTCTAATAAGTCAGAAATTAGAGCTGCTGCTACTCATAAGAAAGCCGCATCTGGTTATACTGTTAACTTTCTTTACCTTGACGAATTTGCACTAGTGGAAGATAATATTTCACAGGACTTTATGGCCTCAGTATTCCCTACAGTATCTTCAGATCCTAATGCTAAAATTGCTATTACGTCATGCGTTACTGCTGACACTATGGTATATACCAGTAAAGGTATAAAGGAACTTGGTGATTTTGTAATATCTGATAGACCTGATGGTTTTGGATATGAAGTACCTGAATATAAGGTTCAGGGGATGAGAGATGAACTGAATACTGGAGTACTAGTACATAATGATGGCTTAAAAGAAACTAGAATAATAAAATCAAGATATTCTTCTTTAGAGAGTTCATTAGAACATAAGTATCATGCCTGCAAGAATGGAGTGTATGGTACATATAGGGCTAAAGAATTAGAGGTTGGTGACTTCATAGCAATTAGACATGGTATGAATGTATGGGGTAATAACGATAAAATCGAATACACTCCTAGAGTAACCAAGTCCGCAAATGTTTTTAATATCGATAGTATAACGGAGGATTTTGCATATTTTCTAGGATTGTATATTGCCGAGGGATACGCTAGAAAGTCAGTAAGGAATGGAAAACATAAAGATGGATCTACTGTAGTAATATCATGCGGTGATGATGTTAGCGAATGCTTAAATTCGCTTGGACTTAGATATCGTAAAGTTGATGCAGTTCACTATGTTATTTCATCGACATCATTAGTCGAGGTGTTAGAATTACTAGGTTTCGATTTAAGGCTTAAAGCTAAGGAGAAGATAATACCGACTAGATTGTTAGAAATGTCTAGGAAAAATATTATCGCGATGTTACAGGGTTTATATGATGGCGATGGATCGGCTCAGGCTAATAGAGGCACTGTTAAGATATCATTGGCATCTAAGAAATTAATTGAACAAATTAGAGTAATTCTAATTAATCTTGGAATACTACCTACATATGTAGAGGGAATCACCCCTCCAACTAAAAAAGTAAAGGTCTATTCTAAGTATTATGCACTCGCACTAGGTGGGAAGAAAGCGTTAAAGTTTTACGATATAGTAGGATTTAGATTCGAAAGAAAACAAAAAAATAGAAAAGTAATAAATTTGAAAAGAGATTCAAATGCAGATCATATTGATATAATACCATTTTCTTCAGATATATTAAGAGAAATAAACCTAGCTGGTAATAGTAATCATAAGATGACATTAACTTCTACACATAAGCATCATATAAGTAAGGATGTCGTTAATAGATTAATTAATGAGTTTGAATTCAAAGGAACAGTTTTCGAAGAATTTATGGAGAACGTGTCAGATAATATCACATGGTCACCAATAACAAAAATCGAAACAGGATTGAATAGAGTTTATGATTTTTCTTTAAATCCAGTAGAGGGTGATAAATGGCACGACTCAGTTGTGTATGGAGGTGTATTAGGTAGACAGACACCTAGAGGGAAAAATAATTTCTATCGAATGTGGGCTAAGAATGAAAAAAAGCAACTAACTGGTACATTCGAGCCGAGTGATTTCGTAACATATAAGATTAGATGGAATGATGTTCCTGGGAGAGATGAAGCCTGGAGACTAGGTGAAATCGAGAAGATCGGAGAGATTGGATTCAAGCAGGAGTATGATTGCATTGCATACGAAGAGACCGTAGTAGTCAGAGATAAACACTCTGGAGAAATATTCACTATTTCAATAGGTGATTTATATAAACTACTTGACGATAAAGGTGCTAAAAATGATAAAATATAACACTCAATATGAAATACTAACATCTAATGGGTTTTCAGATTTCGATGGAATTAGACTCAAAGAATCAAGCAATGGAGTTGAACTTAAACTATCCAACGGGAATACATTCAAATGCACATCATCTCATTTATTAAAAACAGGTGACGTTTTTGTAATGGCTAAGGATTCAATTGGAGTTGACATTGGAGGAGTGTATGTAAAAGAAGTGGTAGACATTAACACTTCATTAGATTATTATGATATATTAGAAACAGAAAATCATGATTATATTTCAAGTGGACTAATATCACATAACTGTGAATTCGAAGGCTCTCTAGCAACTCTAGTGCATTCTGATTATCTACAGTCTATGAAAGATTCTTATATGATGAATCCAGTTAATGTACTAGATGAAAAGAAACTGAGGATCTTCTCATGGCCTATTCCAAAAAAAGTATTAGATGAATATAACTATGAATATCTAATCACAGTAGACCCTGCAATGGGAACTAAGCAAGACTATACAGTTGCTATTGTATGGCTCATCAAATCAAACACTGACATCGAACAAGTCGCAGTATATCAATCAAATGACGTACCACCTCATGCATTCGTATCAAAGATTCTCGCGTTATGTAAGATGTACCATCAGCCATATATCATTGTTGAGACTATGGAGACTGCAGGTGGAATTATCATAGGTAGCTTGGTTAATGAGAATGACTACTACAATGTGATTAATATGCAGAAAGAGGGTATTGGTTTTAGGATGTCCCATGATGTCAAGATTAAAGCATGTACTCTATTACAGGTATACTGTGAAAAGTCTATATTAAAAATAAGAGATGAATTGACATACGGCGAAATCGAAATGTTCGGTAAGAGGGGTAATACATATAAGGCAATCGGAGATAATCACGATGACCTTGTTATGGCAACTCTAGGTATGTTGAATTACGTCAACAGTCCATACTTCTACGGTAATATGGATGAGATCTCGATCTACAGAAAGAGATCTAAGCTAATTACAAATGGAGCTGAGACTTCAGACGATCCTCAGATTAAGGAGGCTCTAAGCCGCATGTTAGAAGAGGATGAGGTTAAAGGTGGAGGTGCCTATGCAAGTGGAGCTTTCATCATCCAGGGTAATTCGAAGACAGTGTTTGAAGATGCTACTCGTTGGAAGGAAGAATCTCACATGTCAAATCAGAGAGGCAATCCAATGTTTAATCCACATGCTAACGGTAATTCAATGTGGCATTATAACTCGGGTTATTAAATTATCCATTTGATAATGGCTTCTAGAGATCCAACTGTAGAAGCCGCTTTATCAAAATACACATTTACCATTTGATTCGAAGTTAATGCAGGAACGTCTGAGGTACTATGTTCTTGTTGATAACGTGCGCTCATAGATAGGTTAGATTCATTTCTAGAATGAATGTATTCCCTATTACTATCTATTCCAATAGAAACAGATGCAGTAGCGTCATTGAATACTGGATTCACAAGTATCTCTGAATGATATACCTTTGCACCTGCAGGTAGTTCGATCATATGAACAACTGACTGATCTGTAACATCAACTCTAATTCTACGCTGATTGACAGATTCAACGCTAGATGTTATAGTGCTATTCTCATTTGTACCTGCTGATGTGACTTCATTAGCAACTCTCATCACTTCATTATAATAGTCAATATTCATATCTTCTAATTGAACTGTTTGAATTTTCTCAATAGGTAGATTATTAGCCGAGATGTTATTATTGATCTGTTCTACTAGAGTTCCAATATAGAATGGAGCATACATGTCGAATTTAACATCAAACGTATAGTCGCATATGTAGGTATTGGCTTTTTCTCTTTCAACATTATCATTGTATTGAGGACTTACCCCTGTCAGCTCTATGATAATATTTCTATTCAGATTTGAGAACTCAAATTCCCTAATAGTTGTATTGAAAACCGGATTGAAATATGGTACAATATTCTCCATGATCTGGAAATGATCGTATATGTTTTCAGTATAAGAGGTTAAAGTATATGTCATTTTCCAAGGAGCAGGTCTCATATCTTGAACAACCTGCTTTTTGACTGGATCGTATATCTCTCTAGTAAATGTTCTCGCTGTAATACCGTCTACGTTCCTAGCCATTGTACCCATACGAAGCCCTAGAATCGGAGTAGTGTGTTTCGATTCAGGCTTGCTTTGAGTGTTTAACACGAAGTCTGCGAAGTTCTTAGAATAATGAAATGTTACAGGCACTCTTATGATCTTATGGATTTCATATGCACCTGTAACAGGATTTGGCTTATATCTATTAACTTCGATTCTATCGAATAGATCCAATAAGGCTACATTAAGCCTTTCGAATACTCTAGGATCGTAGAACGGAACCATTAAAAGCTCTTACCTTTACTATTCATGAAGCGTTGGAATGACTCTTCTGATATATCGGTCTTAGAACTCAAATCAGCATGAACATTATCTAATCCTTTATTGACTTCACTAGCGTCCAATTCAGGAACTTCTATATCAGGGTTTCCGATTTCATCGTCAATACTATCATCATATGTTCCGCCATTAGCAGGCTGCTCTAATTGAAATTCCTCATGACCTCCGAAGTCATCGAGATTATAATCATTCTCTTCAATTTCAACCATTCTCTTAATAGTCTTGTGATTGGCGTTTAGAATGCCTAGAAGTTCACGGTAGAATCCAACCGCCTTTTTCTCCAGAGCTTTACCAGTAATAGCAACATTATTATCATCTGCGTGGCCTTCTGCGACTAGCTTAAGAATCTCAATATCAGCTCCACTATGATAATCGGCGTTCCTCATCTTATCTGCATGGTTATACGATTCAGCATACTTAAACACCATATAGAAGATATAGTCTTTATCTTTAGATGGACGCATACTAGCCTTTAGCTTTGCAGCTCCATCATCACCCGCATACTTATCATCTGCACCATTGTCAACGAAGTCATCCTTTGCATCGCCGCTACCATCGTATTCAGGATCAACTTCATATACATCTTCTTCAGGAGATGCATCAAATCCATCAAGTCCTAGAGATGAACCTTCAACTGCTTCATTGAGGTAATCGTACTCTTCCTCGCCAGCAGTTAGAATCTCTTGGAAGTCTGCAGAGTAAGAACCTTGATAAACGAACGGCATGAAATCTGCAGTAGTTCTCTTACCTTCAATCTGCTGCTTAGTATCATCGAAGTAATTAAAATAGCGTAAGAATAGATTAGGGTTGTTCAATAGAATTCCAGTATCCCATTTAAACTTGATACAGAACTTCATATCAGGCTCTTCGACCTTCTTACCCTTAACAGTCTTCTTAGTCACGGTGTCGATCAGTGCAATACCAACAGCACTCAAGGCTTCATAATCTGAATAGTATTTTGAGTTGATTGATCCGCTTGTGAAGGGCTTATAGTTCAAACGACCTAGATTTTCATCTAGCATTAGATAACTTTTGCCTTCGAGTATTATTCTTGTAGGTAGCATGTGGATATTTATGATACCGACTAAAATAAATAGTCCTATGATATATAAGGTTCGTGGATTATTACCTCGCACGCAGGAAGAAGTGACAATACTAGAAGCAGATAACATCCAAGATGCTCGTAGATATTGCGAAAAGAATATAAAATATTTCCCGAAAATATCAATAAAATATGGGATTAAGTCTAGAGGTACATACGAGGAAGAGGTTTTTACTAATGATTCATATGTAGATAGATGTAGAGGTTATATACATGATGCCAAGATTGGTAGAATTAAAAGGAAAGCTAGATTTAGACATCGTATTATATTTGAGAATGACGTTAAAGTCTGCTTCTTAATTAGATATAAAAGAAATGAAGCTAGAATTTGTATAATTGATGCAGAGGATAAGGATAAAGTGATGGCTTTAATTAGAACTGCTGCAGATTGTTATAGGGTTAAAGTCCATAGAGGTGCTTTTCCTATGGTGTATTTTAGATATAATGCAAGAGTTCATACTACATTAGTCGAACTGATTTTCAATATGAAGAGAAAAGGGTATATGAATTTCAGAGATGGGAATCCATATAACTACATGAAGAGTAATATTATATTCTCTAAGGTTGCATTAACCAGAATGAGCAAACCTACTAATAGCGGATATAAAGGAGTATGCTATTTACCTAATGAAAAAGGTAATAAGAAGTATGTAGTTGGGATATATGTTGAGGGTAAAAACAAAAAGATCGGAAGATTTTCCGATCCTTTGCTTGCAGCTAAAGCATATGATAGAGCTAAAATGGAGATGTATGGTCGAAATGCTGCAAAGAATTTCCCTTACGAGTACTATGCAGCATTTGAACCTATCTACATCGCCAACGTCAAATAATCGGGATGATGCGATTCTTGAACTCAGCCTTATAGGGCAGCTTAACCTTCAAGATGCAATCCTCGAAACCGGCTTCAATATTCTTAGTATCGAAGATGTTAGTGTCGATGACGATCCAGTTGGCGCTCTTACCGCGAGATGCGTTCTCTGCAACCACCCACAACAGCAAACTACCGTCCTTAAAACTATCAGCGTCAGACTTAAGCTCTAAGCTAACTTCTTCCTTCTTATATCCAGGAACGAGGATCTCAGCGGTCTCGCCGCATTCGCACTTGTATGTAGAAACCTTCAAAACATTAGACATTGATATGTCCTCCTTACCTTCTATTATAACAACAATCATGCCAACTCGAAGAACAAAAACAAAAGCGACTCTTGAAAATAGAGTCGCTTTATAATGAAACACCTACTGTTTCAGGATGGATCACTTTTCAGTAATCATACCCTTGTCAAGTAGTTCCTTTGAAACAAGCGCGAGATGCTTGCACAGTGCAGGTATTGAGGCTGGATTGTTAGTTTTAGCTGGAAGCATGAAATTCAAAGTTCTAACTTTACCTGATGAATCTCGATACTTCTTATTTCTAGTGGGAGGTCCAGCTAAACTCTTATTTTTTACATTACTGAAACTCATATAATAGGCAAACGCTTTACAGGAACAGCGAACTTCACATGGATTATCGAATGACCAATTCTGAGTAGCACGCTGTCTTCTTAACTTAATCCAGACAGAATAAGGCTTCTTCTCAGTACCTTGTACATATGCAGTGATATCACATTGTAGATATTTCGACTCTTGATTTAATCCAGGTGCTTTTAAACCAATGACAGTCCCTGCAGCTCTTATAGATTTCTCACCCTCAAAGAAATCCACAAAGTTGTTGTATAGTGTACTTAATTTCTTAGAAGGTAGCCATGCATCAGGCTTCTTATCTTCTACAGGTAATTCTTCATCAGGCTTTAATGCAGGAGGATCTTTGGGTGGAACTAGAGGTAACTCTTCCTCAGGTTTAGAAGGCTCAGATTCAGGCTCAGAGGGCGCTTCAGGCTCTACAGTTTTATCTTCAGGTGCTTCTTCAGGGATAGGCTCTTCTGGGGTTTCAGGCTCTTCTGGTGGAGTTTCTACAGGTGTTTCAGGCTCTTCGACAGGTTGAGTTTCTGGATTATTAGCTTGTGCTTTCTCCTGAGCCGCTTTCATCTGATTGTCAATTTCAGCTTCTTCTGGAGTTGGTTGTAGGTCGGGAGGTGCTCCTTCAGCTTCCTCGTCTAGCAATTCACCTTTCTTATTAGCCGCCTCTAATAGAATATTCAAAGCTGACATGGTTTTAACATTACTAGATTCAAGTAATTCCGCAACATCTTCTTCAAAAAACGGAATACCTTGACTCTCATATATGTAATTACCTATTAAAATTCGCATGGAATTATTTATCTATAGGCTTCATCTAAATAAATCATATGCTAGACGAAACTGATTTCGAACCAAACGAAGAGCCTGAAGTTGAAATAGACCCTGAAACTGGTGAACCTAAGAAGACTCCAGATGAAGCCCAGTTTGA